TCACTCCAACCCACTAAAAAAGAAATTTTGCTGCCTATACACTATGTCTCCGTCATCTTCTTCTTTAAATTGACGAGCCGCCAAATATGAGAACCCTTCGATGTCTTTGTAAAGAACATAAATTTCAGAATGGGTTTCTTTTCTTTGTGAGACCGCACGAGCAAACTCGGCATGAAGGCCATGATCAGCTTTTATCTCCGCTGTGACTTCGCTCTCTGTCATATATGGCCTAGATACCGAGATGATTTCATGGTCCTTACTGCTCAAGACTTGATGTCCGGTATCACCTAATAAGTAGCTTTTCTTATTTTTATCGTAGAGATATATATCCACCTGAATAGCAACTTTGTCAGTTGGATTGCTAACACCGACAAAATATAGCAATTCATCATTTTTCCTTGCATCTTCAATAGCTTTTTTCAGCTCGGCTCTCTCAGCGCTATCGCCTGATTCACTTGCATCCTCATCTTCAGATAGCGGATTTACTAGTCCGCTTACTAAATAGGGAGCTATTGACAACCGCTTTTGACCCAAAGCTGCTTTCGATTGTCTTTCGGACTGCTGCCTTAATTTTCTAGTTTCTACCGTGTACCAAAGCCCTACACATACCAATACAAATTGTATTAGAGGGTTAAGCACTTCTAATAACTTTTCCATTGAATTGCTCTTTTAGTTTAAAAATCTAACGTTGAAAATCACCGGACGGCAAAATGCGCAGCTTTTTGACGGTCCGGTGGATTGTGATGTTAGGTCTCAGGCTCATGGCAATGCTGCACCTGCCTTGGTTGCAAAGTCTTCATATGCCGCCAAGTACAAAAAGAAGTTGCGATTTGCGGCAGTTGCAGCCGTTGGGTAATCGCGAAGGTACCTGCCGATACTCATACCTTGTCGTTCAGCAGCTTGGATTCCATCTCCATCAAGAAGCTTCACGAACTTGGTTTGCGCAGCCCCACCGTCATGAGCGACACGGTTTCGTACCGTGTGAGCAGAAACCAATGTCTTGTAGGTTTGGTTTCCAAGTTTGTTGACGAGGTCACCGAAGAACGAGTTAGCACCGAACAGATTGTGTCCACGTTCTTTCAGCCGCTGTGGGCTGCCCCAGCCAAGCTTGTTGTTCAAGCCATTATCAAGGTCGCCCATTACGAAGGCGCTTCGCGTAGCAGTAACTTGAAGTCGCGACCGAACTTCGACCTGGAACATGAATTTGGCGTGGTCTTCAAACTTTGCAGCAATTTCAAAGAAGATGAATTGCGCGGCATCACGCGTATCCGGGTTGGATAGTCGGGTTGACGTTGCAGCAGAAGTGCCCGTGTAGCCGTGAAGAGCTATCTTTCTATAGAGATCGCGAGCGCGATTTATGTTTGCCACGAAGCTTGTCACTTCGGTTTGAACAACAGCTTTGGTGACGCGGGGAGGAGGTGCCATATTGAGACCTAACGTGCAAGCTCAGCGGGCGGCGAAGCCGTCCGCTGCAGCGAAAGGTTAGAAGGCTTACTCAAATTTGACCTCCACGGCCTTAGATCGGCTGGCGATATCACGCAACACCTCAAGAAATTTCCCGCCGCGAAACGCGTGGAGCGGCGAAGTATTAATGAACAGGAGCCGGCACTCGCCGGGCCAACCTGGACCGCCGTTTAGCCCGTCCCAAAATGCATCAAGGTTCCGGCCAAAGTGGCCGGCACCTTCTGGCTCGGCGGTGCGAACGTATGCGGACCAAAAATCAGCTTCCGACTGAACTGAGCCGCAATCAATGACGATGGATCGCATGCCTTCTAACGTGGAGTTGAGGCGCCTGCGCGGCTTTTCGCGCAGGTCGCCTCGAACGCAGGGTTAGGGGTCGACCGACTTGTCATCGCTCGTGAGCCTCGGGACTTCTTTCGTGCTTGGATATGGGGAGACGGCAACAACCGCGACATTCGGCGTGCGATCCTCGATTCTGTCTATTCGCCTCTCAAGTCTCAACAGCAGGTCGTCAAAATGTTCAAGGCGTTCAACGAGAAGCATGATTTCCGTTCGGATGCCGTCAACATCGGATTTGGACTTAGACAGCGACTGTTCAATGGAGGTTATTGACTCTCGCAGGTTGAGCGCAAAATTTAGCCATCCCACTGCCTCTTTTGGGTTGGTCACGATGGCGCTCCTTCCCTACTGCGACCCAGTGCAAGGATGCGGCGTTGGAATTCCGTCTGGTGTGTTCTCGCACGCTCGTCAAAGGCATCTGCTTCACGGGAAACGCGACGGGCACTAGCTCTTAACCAACTGCTCATATCTCGAAGAGATGATTCCGGGACAATAATCTCGCGTTCAATTTCCTGGAACAAGTGGCGGACATAATCCTGTGTTTCAGTCAAAGCAGCAAAGCGATGAGAGATCGTCTTGGCAGTATCTCTGAGATATCCAGCAGGCATTGACTGAGACGACACAAGGATGTTCGGACGGGGCTTGACTTCAACGATGTTCCAAGCCCCACCGACATGGCGCACCAAAACATCAGCGGGTTCCTCGGAGCCAAAGATGAACCCTACCTCTTGCTGCCGATTCTGTTCGTGCCACAGCTTGGAAACGATCAGGGCAACATTGTTGTCTTCTGTCAGAACTCTAAGATCAAACGGGGTACCTGCCTCTTGAGCCTTCCATTGTTCACAGAGAACGGAGCGCAATTTGTGTGTTGTGTGAAGTTCCTTGCGTGCAACTGTGGCAAACGAGGTCAATAGTGCGATAAGAACATTCGCGTAGTCCATTTCGTAATGAAACGAAGGGGACGCTGATTCGCTTAAAGGTGACCATTCGGGGTCGCCGAAACTCTCTGCCGGCCGAATGAACATGCGAACGGGAAACTGCGCTTTGTCTTCCTTCATGGACAATTCTCCTTGTGATGAATTGAGACCCCTAACGTGAAGTAGACGGCGTTATCGCCGTATAAGCTGGCTGGGCGCCGTATATCCTGGACAACCTATCACGCCGGAAGATAAGCCAATGCAGGGCTTCGGCAAATGCTTGAAGATATGCGAGAGCGTAGACGGCGACCATATGCGGCACCATACCATTACCATATGGTCGGTGTCAGCATGCCAGGGGAAAGGCGGGGCTGGTGCCTGCTGGTGGTTTGTCGGGAACGGTTGCCGGTTCCTAAACCGGGTTCCCTGCTTCGCCGTTTTCGCATGCGAAAGTGCACGACGGCGACGGCGCAGGGCTTGGATCAGTCGGGGCCGGATGAACGCGGACAAGAAGGCATCCAGGGAATGGAAGACCAGGAACGCAAAAACGGCGGTAATAACCCCCAACCCAAATATTGACCAGGTGAAGGTCTCCAGGAACGCCAGGGCCTGGGGAACGAAGTCAGGGGGGAGCGTGCAGGTATCCATATTCAAATCCTCTGAACGTTAAGAATCATCATGATTTCGGTCCGGTCCTCCCCCTCTGAGCTGCCTTTCATCCAGGCGGGGAGGAAGGAGAGGCCGGACTGTCCGTCGGTGCGGGTGGTTTCTTCCAGGCCGCCCAGGAGAATGATTTCTTCATCGTGGGCGGTAATCTGGGTGGTCAGCTCTCGCTTCAAGAGGGTCGGGGAGTTGTTCACCCCGTTGGTGGTGGCGGTAAAGCTGCTCACTTCCTGGGCGATCTGGAGTTCCGTCCCCCCGGGGCGGACCTGGGGGGTAAGTTCCAGGATGACCCCGGAGCTTTTGTATTCCACGCTTTGCACCGTGCCGGTGGTCGTGGTGGTGGTGCTGGCCAGCACCGGCACTTCCGAGCCGGCCATGAACTTGGCCGTGTTGCCGCTCCTGATCCGGATGGTGGGGGCACTGAAGAGCCGGAAGCGGCTGTCCGAGCTCAGGGCCGACCAGACGGCGGACACGTCCCCGGCCTTGATCTTGACCGCGTTCCCGTTGCTGGTGTCCTGGGTGATGGTGATGCCCAGGCCCGAGGCGGACTTGAGCAGTCCCAGGGCCAGGGACACGGCGGAACTCTCCTGGCGGGTCTGGCGGACTTCAAAGACAGAGGCTTTCACGATCACTTCCGCCGCCGCCTGGTCGAGCTGCTGCAGCAGGCTTTCCAGTCGGGTGATCTCCTGGGGGCTGCCTTGATAGACCAGGGTATCCAGGTTGCCCTTGTCGATTAAGGAAGTGGCATTGGTCCCGGTTTCGTGGCCGGTGCTGCCGGACTTCTGGGTTTCCGGGCCGGGGTTGTCAATCTGGCGTTGGGTGGTGAAGGACTGGGGCGGATACAGAGGCCCCACCAGGGCCAGGAGATAGGGCACCGAACGATGCCGGGGGCGATAGACATAGAAAGCCCGGGGGGCTTCCTGGGCCGCCTCGGGACGCTTGGCCACATGGCAGAACCCTTGCCGGCAATCCACCTTGAAGCCCCGGCGCTGGATGATCTCCAGCAGGTGGGTTTCCAGCTGGGCCGGGCTCATGTACTTGATATTGATGGTCAGGATTTCCGGAGACTCCAGGACCTCCTTGTCCAGCACGTAGTTCTTTCCGAGGATATCGGTAAAGAGCAGGCGCACCAGGTCAGGTAAGCGGATCTCCGAGAACTGCATGCTGATGTCCCGGCCCTCCTGGGCCAGGGCCTGGCCAGCGAGGAAGCAGAGCACCAGGCAGAAGGCGCGGATCTTCATGGGGTCTTCTCTCCCTTCCCCTTGCTGCCGCTCCATTCCGTGATCTGCCCATCCGGCGCCTTAAGAGTCATCTTCCAGTTATGGGACTCCACCACCTGGCGCTTGTAGAAGATGCGGGCCCGGTCGGTTTCGTCGTAGGCCAGGTAGACCCGGGGATTGCTCCCCTGGGCCACATAGCCCACCACCCGGAAACGGCTGTTCATCCCAGGTAATGGCGCGGCGCCGGCCGGGGCCGGGGTAGTGGCGCCGGCAGGCTTGCCCGCCCCGGCCTGGGCGGTCTTGGCCTTGGGGGGCGGCTCCGGATGCAGGAAGGACCAGACGAAATAGACCGAGGCCATGCCCACCAGGGCCATGACGGGCAGGACCACCTTGAAGAGCGCCCCGCGCAGGATGTTGCCCCGCTGGTCGATGTTCTCTTCCCGGGGGCCGGCGCTATCGTCCTTGGCCTGGGAATGGCTCTTGTAGAGGGGGAAGTATTTCTTCTCATAGGTGCGCTGCAAGGAGCGCAGGAACTGGGGCCGGCTGCTGCAGCCGGAGAAGATATCCACCCGGTACCGCCTGGACATGCCAACCGCGGTTAGCTTCTCCATGCGGTAGGTTTCCTCCACCACCGCCCGGACCCGGCGGGACAGGTCCCCGGGGTCCTGGGTGATCAGGGCCACATCACAAGTCACCCCGGTTTCCGGGTGGGCAAAGTGCCGGTGCATGCGGTAGAAGTTCATCACCCGCTCGGGCATCTTGCGGCCGGCGAAGCCCTCCCAGAAGCGCCATATTTCATCCAGGCAGACCAGGTCCCCGGGCTGGATGAATGAATCCACCCCTTCGGCTTCATCCTTATCTGTGCGCCAGAATTGGGGTTCTTCTACCTGGGCATGGGTGACCTGCACCAGCTGGCCCACCTGGTCCGCAGGAACGCCGGACTCCACCAGGACGGCCTGCATGGCTTCATAGTTCAGCCCGGCGATATTGGACACCACCCGCCGGCCCCGGGCCAGGGCGCCCAGGATCACCACGGAAACCACCTCGTAGGTCTTGCCGCTCCCCATGCGGCCCGTATAGAGCTTGATCGACATTAGACTTTGATCCTACGAATTTTGACGAAAACCCGAGGGGTGCTGCCCACATGCTCCCGGGCTACCTGTTTGGCCAACCAAAGATCCTTGTAAGCGCTTTCGGCTCGGAAACCAGTTCCCAGAATCAAGACGGAAACAACTTCATAGGTTGTTCCGCTCCCCATCCGGCCCGTATAAAGCTTGATGGACATTAGACTTTGATCCTACGAATCCGGACATTCTCCCGGCCGTTCTTCTCCGACCAGGCCCGGGCCTCAGCCTGGGCGCTGCCCTTGTCATGGGTGCCGAGCACCGCGACGTTAGAAACAAACACCACGAAGCCTTCGCCAAACCATCGGGCAGCATCCCGGGCGTGGTCGATGAAGGTCCGGTTGTGCTTGTCCAGATCGAGGACGGGATTCGTCATGGGGGACTCCTTAGCCAATGACCGGCAGGCGCCGGATCAGGAAGCGGGACACCAGGGCCGAGAACACCAGGGGCAAGCCGTAGTCCAGGGCGAAGAAGTCCGCGAAGTACCAGACCCCATCCGGAATGCCGCTGAAGGCACCATTCAAGGCCTGGGGAGAAATGAAGCCGGCCACCCACTTCACGGCGAAGGGGACCAGGAAGGTGACCAGGGCGATGACGGCGGTGAACACAAGGAACTTCACCACCACGGCCCGGAGGAAGTAGGTCAGGAGGGGGGAGAAGATGGTAAGGACAGGAATCATGGTCAGGCTTTCATGACGAGCATCACGGCCACCAGCAGCCAGAAGACGATGAAGGCAGCCCGGAGGGTGGGAAAGTGGCTTTGCACCAGGGTGCAGTGGGAATCCACCTGGAAGCTCTGGCCGAAGGCGTCGAACTGGCCCACGGGGCAGACAGAGCTATGGGCCGGCAGGTCCCAGTTCAGGAGGCTGTCAAAGGTGCCGGGGAAGAAGGCCGAGGCGAAGCCATCCCCATCGGGGACCGTGGGGTCTCCCTGGCCGGTGGTCTTGTTCCACCAGTCCGAGCCGGTGCCGGTCCCGTTGCCGTTCCCATTTCCGGTGCCGTTGCCATTGCCGGAGTCATCTTCGGAAGGGACCGTGCAGTCCTCCCCGGTTTCGCAGATGCCGTTACCGTTGCATTCCTGGCCGGCTTCGCATTCCACGGGGTTGCCGCTACCGCCCCCGCAGGGTTCATTGGTCTGGCAGACCCCGTCGCCGTTGGTATCTCCCGGGAGGCCGTTGCAGGTTTCTCCGGCTTCACAGATGCCATTGCCGTTGCACTCCTCGCCCTCCTGGCATTCCGGGGTGGGGGTTTCGCTGTCTCCTTCCCCTTCGCCTTCCCCGTCCCCGTTGCCGCCGGAGTTTCCGCCCCCGCTGTTGCTGCCGCCGGAGTTACTGCCCCCCGAGTTGCTGCCCCCCGAGTTGCCGCCGCCGCTATCTCCGCCCCCGGTGTCGCCACCCGTGCCGCCCGTATCTCCCCCGGTGTCGCCGCCGGTATCGCCGCCGGTATCGCCGCCCGTATTGCCGTTGCCGCCGGTTCCGCCGGTGCCTCCCGTGTTGCCGCTATCGTCGTTTGGGGGGTCCGAGTATTTGCAGACGCCATTGACCCGGGTTGCACCCGGGGCGCAGAGGCAGCCGGCGCCGATGGCCTGTTCATTCTCGCGGCAGCCTCCTGTGGGGGTGTAGGGGTTGCATTGATTGGTGGTGCGGGTGCAGGGGCCGTAGGCGCAGGTTTCCCCGGCACTGTGTTCTGTGGCGCCGACGGAAGACGCCGATTGACACTGGAAGACCCAGCCGTTTTTACAGATCAGTTTGCCCAGGCCAGCGCCTGGGGAGCAGACCGGGGGCGTTTCTTCGCCGTTATCGTCCGTACCGGGAATGTCTCCGGGGGCCGAGGGGGTGCTACCCACGGCAGCGGCGCCGGCCTGGTCGGCAACGCAGGTGCCGTCTTTGAGTTCAAGGGTGGTGCAGGTGCCGCAAGGGGCGGTGGATTGGCCATGCAAGCCAAGATAGGTGCCCGAGCATTTGGAAGTGGAATTGGCATTGGTCGAGTAATAGCGAGTCGTGCCGGAACTGCTTTCCGTGCAGTCCCCCGCCTGGTAGCCCAGCAGGGTACGGGCGACCGCTGTCGTGCAGTTCGTACCGCAGCAGACCCGGCTGCCGGTGCCGTTGAGGATGTAAGTCGCTGCATGGCTGGCGCCTGAGAGGAGCAGCAAGAGCGCGAGTAGGAGGGTGTGGAAGCTCACCTGGTAACCCCTTATAGGGGCCGGTTTCCACCCGCAGGAACACCGGCCTATCCTTCCGCAAGGATCTGGAGGGTTGATCCGGAATTGTCCAGATTCCGGGTTATTTCAGCCCTTCAATGACAGCCCACCCGCAGACGATTCCCCAGAAGGCAAAGAGGAGATACCAGAGCTCAGTAACCATGGCCGGGGTTTCGCATGCGAAAGTGGGCAACGTGACGCGACCGATTAACCGCCCCGGACAGCGGCCAAGATCATCTTGGCGCCCTTCCAGGCGATGTAGACCAGCATCAGGGCGGCAGCGACTGCCATCAGGGCCACGATGACCGAGGAGAAGTCCACGGAGTTGGTCAGGCCGCTGAAGTCCACCGGGTCAGCGGCCAGGGCCGGGCCGGCGATCCCGAGCAGGGCAAGGCCCGCAGTCAGGAGGGCCAGGGCGGACCGGGCCATCTTGGCTGGCAGGGCCGCCAGGGATTGAAGAAGAAGCATTACGTGTTTCATGGGTGATTCCTCCATACAAACCAGGCAAGGGGCCTGGACCCTTTCAGCGATGCCGAAAGCTAAAACCGCCGGACGGCTTCCAGGAGCAGTCCAACGTTCTTGGCGACGTACCAGGCCGCCAAGGTGAATCCGAAGAAGAAGGAGAAGACGGCGCCGGCCTGGGGATAGCTGATGTCTGCCGACTGGGCCGCTTGAATCTGGGCGTATTCAGTGCCGGAGAGCAGCACGGCGGTGCACGTGCTGGGTTCTCCGGCAGCCAGGACGGCAAAGCCGCTGGCGTCGAACTGAATACAGGTGGCCATGCTTATTGCTCCAGGACCCGAAGGCGGACTTCGGCGGTATGAATCCGCGTGACTTCGCCGGTTTCCTTGTCCGGCTTGCTGTCGTAGGAGCGGGGGTAGCCGGTGACTTCACAGATGCCTTTCCAGTCGTCCCCGGGCTGGCCCAGGGAGTCATGGCTGAGCACTTCCACGGTGCCCGGGTGGGAGAACTGATCTTGTGCGGGAATCTTGAGGACAGAGAGGAAATACGGGCCTTCCTGGCCGCGCATGCGACGGCGGAAGGCAATCCGGCCTTCCAGGTAGACCTGCCCCATTTGCACGGCAGGGGTGGTGGGTTTCTTCTGGGTGGGGTGTGAGGCGACGGCTTCCATGGGGGCTTCCTTTCAGGGATTAAGCGGCCTTCATCAGGCCGTGTTGTTGAACCGGGCAGAAGTTGAAGATCGAGTTGGCCGAGACTTGGCCGATACAGCGCCGGCTGTCGGCGGAGAGGGGACGGAAGTCCCTGGGCAGGGCGGTGTCCTGGGGCAGGATGAAGACGTCGGTGGCGTGCCAGGAGACGCCGGCATCCACGAGCTTGGCCCTGTTCTTGTAGAACTGGGATTTGGAGAAATTGAGCTTGGTGGGTTCTTCGCCGAGTTCGGCGAGCTGGACCCAGAACGAGAAGAGATTGTTGGCGGAGCGCCCGCCGTAGACCGCATCAAGGCGGGCTTTGACCTGGTGAAAGGTTCGGACGGTTTCCATGGCGGTCTTTCCTTCTTTGAGGAGCTTGAAGATCTGGGCTTCGAAGATCTGGATCAGATAGGCGTCGGTGATTTCGGATACGAGGGGGTAACGTCCCCCGAAGTCGTGATGCAGCTTGTCTGCATTGATTTGCACTTCAGCGCGCAGGCGCCAGTTGGCCAGGCGCTGGAGGGCCTGGAGCTTCGTTTCTATCCAGGCATAGCGGGGCATGCCGGCCACCACTTTTTTAGGCACGGGGCCGTCTATCCCCTTCCCCGGGTTCTGGCCGTCCTGGAGCTGTTGGTACTTGACCAGGCCCCGGCGCAGGACGGGTTCACCGTGCAGCTTGAATTCCGGTCCCTTGGAGTAGATGCGGACGGTGGTGAACTTGCCGGGGAAGTGAATGGCCGAGTCATAGCGGGCTTCTTTCTTGGCCCGCCTGGGAAAGTGCACGTCCCGCATGGACCAGAAGAATTCCCGCTGGGCGGCTGGGGAGAGGTGGAACATTTCTGCCCAGTCCACCCGCCGGACTTCCCATTTATCGGCCTCGTGGAACATGCCGTGATCCGAGCCCATGATCTCGCCGAGGGCGTCGATGAAGCGCCGGCAGAGCTGGGGGAAGTTGCAGGGGTTGCCGTAGACGTTCTGCCCGTGGAAGAACTTGTGCAGGGAGCATTCCACCAGGACATAGGGCTTACAGGGGACTTGCTGGGGTTTGCCCCCTATGGTGATCCAGTCCTCCCGGCAGACCTTGAACATGATCCGGGCATCGTAGGAGCCCTCCAGGGTGCCGGTGGTGATTTCGTAGAGGATTTCGCCGGTCAGGATCTGCACCCCCTGGCGCAGGATGCACTGGCGCTCCAGGAATGAGGCCGTGCCTTCATCGATGGCGGGGGAACGGAGTTTCACGGTGTCGATGGCCATGGCGATTAAAGGGCAGAGTCTCTTAAACGAGACTTATCAGCGGTGCTACTGCGCCGCTGATCAAAAAAACCAGTGCCGGAGGCCCTGCCCAAAAAGCCTTTGAAAGGCTCCCGGGCAAAGGCGAAACGGGCCCGCTCGAAGAGCCAGGCAATGGAGGTGCCTTGGGCCTGGAGGCGCCAGGTGTTGAAGGGCTGGAGCTGGTGGCGATGGGCCAGGACGCGGCTGTTGCGGCATGCGGCCTGGACGTGGTGATAGGGAATCTGGGCGACGATCATCCGAGGACCTCTGTAAAGCAGGGGTGGATCAGGGGGCCGACGGAGTGCCAGGGGCAGGAGGACGCCGGGGGCACCTTGTGGCCCTTCATGACGCAGCCCACCAGCATGGGGAGCTCGTGGGGCAAGGGGTCCTTGGCCGGGATGGCTCGGGCCGAGGTGCAGAAGGCGCAGCAGCGGGCACAGCAGCGCGTCATGGGCGCCCCTCCGAGCGCCAGCCGGTCCGGGGCTCCGTCCTCGCTGCGCTGCGGGCGGTGCCGCGGTCCGTTGGCGGCGTCAGGGCGCCAGCTGGCGCCGGCCGTGCTTCGCGCAGGGCGAAGGCATAGCGGCGGAAGTCGGCCTGGGTCTGGCCGGACTGGAGGCGGCGCCAGTTGAAGGGGCGCAGGGCATCACCAGGGAATTGCCAGGCCAGACGGGAAACCGCCGCACAGAAGGCGACGGCAGATCGGAGGCGAGATAGGGGGATGTGGGCGTAGGTCACCAGTCCAGCCCTCTCCAGCGGCCTTTGGGCATGGTGCCAAAGCCGGTGTTGGTCGGCTTACGCCCCCGGGGCATCCTGGGGCCCATCTGGGCCGCTTTCCAGTTCTTGTAGTCCTGGTCTTTTTTACTGCGCTCCCGCTTTGCAACGCGGGCGCGTTCTTCACGTGCGAAGCGTCGCTGGAAATCCCGCTCCGGGTGCTTGCGTTCATATTCTGAGCTGACGAAGGCCACCAGCTTTCCGGCGCCGTTCTGGATAAAGGCAACCGCTACCAGGGCCGCGAAAATGGACAACAGGGCAATAACGACCTTGGAAAAGTCGATGACGCCCAGGAGCAGGGAGAAGTTTGGGGTCGGCATTTACTGGCTCCAGGGCTGCAAGGCGGCGAACGTGGAATGCTGTTGGGTTAGAATCGTCATTGATAGTGACTCTCAACTAAGCCCAAAGACTTCAAGGAAGCTTGCCCATGGAAAATCCGACGAATCCGTCCGACCTCCTGTTTATGCTGGGGGTCGTCATGGCTGTAATTGGCCTTGCCGTGTGGTTCTGGTTGAAGGAGGAGGGGGCAAGCGGAAAAGCCCTGGGCAGGTTTTTGAAGCTTGGAGTGGGGTTGCTGGTTGTTCTGCTCCTGGTCACCTACAACAGCTTTGCCAAAACAGGAGCGTTCCGACCCTTGAAGGAGCGGGCTTGGGCAGCGATCTACAAGGCGCCTCCGGCCTGCCAGGGAACGATTACAGACCGTGAACTGAAAGGAACCTGCCGGCGGAACATGACTCGACAGCGGGAAATTTTCGAGCTCATGTGGAAGAGCGGCGAGGTGAAGGAAGTTCTGGAGCAGCGGGGAATCACCCTCAAATATCCCGGGTACGGGGACATTGTTCCGCCTCTGCTTCTGTTTTCTTTGTCGGCGGGCGCAGCTGGCTGGTTTTTCAAGCCGAAGAGGACGGAATGGGGAAGAGCCCCCACTTATCAGCAGAGGGTGGAACCCAGGAAAACGCCTGATCCGGTAGAGCAGAAGAGCGGCTCGAATAGCCAGGCCCCGATTCCCGTTCCGGAAGAAGAGTTGAAATTCTTCATGCAGGGGACAGCCCCGGCAGCTGCTCCCGCAGCCAAAAAGAGCCGACGCGGGAAATACAGGGACAAATTCCTGTTGTTCAACGACACAGAGGCCACCCTCTATCACGAACTTGTTGCCGCCTTGCCCCAGCTGGTTGTCTTCTCTCAGGTGAGCGTTTCCCAAATGCTCCACATCAGGGGATGGGATGCGAATGCACAGCTGAACGAGATAGGGCGAAAGAGCGTTGATTTCCTGGTCTGCAGGAAGGAAGGGGATAACTTCGCCATCGTTGCCGCTATCGAACTCAACGGGGCCGTCCACGAACTGGAGGAACGAAAGCGGGCCGATGAGGTTAAGCGGGCGGCTTTGGAAGAAGCGGGGATTCCCTTGATCGTCTACGAGACAAGCGACATGCCCTACATCAAGACCATTCGACACGACGTCGCCCGCGCCATGGTTGCCCGCAAGCGACACGAGCAAGAGCGGAATGCTCGGCTGGGAAGGGCTTGA